TTAATTGATACCGTGGACGTGTCCATACTTCCGTACTTGGCGAATCAATTCGACGTGTCCGGTTACAAAGGTTACGTGCTGGCAACTACAGACGCACAGCGCAGGGATATTATTAAAAAGGCAATCCAGCTTAAAAGGTATATGGGTACGCTCTACGCTATAAAGCTGGCGTTAAAAAGCGCGGGGTTTGGCGACGAAGCGACAATATACGAAGGGGTCGGGACTGTTGGCGACGGTAAAGATTGGGCGCGGTTTAGTGTGGTGGTAACTGACGGCGGGTTAACCGTTCCGTTAACAGCCGAAGCAACGCGTTTAATATTGCTTTATAAAAATGTGCGCTCTGAATTTTTGGGGGTATTCTATCCGGTTGACGAAAGCGATCCTTTCGATTTTCTAACGCTGGACGAAACGGGCGACGAATTGCTATTAGACGCAGACACGGGCGACGTGCCGGAAACGGAAGATTTAATAACGCCGTTATATTTAGATGGAAGTTGGCTTTTAGATGGATCGTATAACTATGGCGAAGCAAAGGGCGACACAGTAACAATAACCGTAATTCCATAACGATATGAAAAACATATTTATAAAAACAAATAGAAAATTTGCGGACCAGGCAAAAGCATGGCGCGGCGATTTTGAACTACAGATATTCAACGATAAAAACGAACTTGTTGGCTATGTCTTAGAACAAAATCTAATTGTAACCGCTGGCAGGGCGCAAATGGCGCAGCTTATCGGGGGTGCTGGCACTGCGGTAACGCAAATAGCTTTCGGGACCGGAAGCGTTGCGCCCGCGCCTGGCGACGTTGGATTAACTGGCGCGTTCACAAAAAATATTACTACACTTGTGCCAGGTACGGGCGTTACGTTTCCGACCAGCACACAAGCGCGCTTTACATGGACGTTGGAAACAACAGAAAACAACGGCATGAGCATTACCGAATATGGACTATTCACATTGGGCGGTGTATTATTTGCCCGCAAAGTGCGTTCCGCTATAGCTAAAACAAGTGCAATAAGAATAGTTGGGACATGGACAATTAATTTTTAATCAACAAATATTATAAGCTATGGCAAATTTAACCCCCGTTGTTTCATTTGACGACGTTTACCAATTAGAAACTACCGACCTTGCTTTAGGCGGCGCGGGTCAAATTATGAATGAGCAAGCGCAAAAGCTGGCAAACCGCGACGCGTTTTTATATGAAACTATAATACCAGGCGCATTAAATATATTGTCTGCAAATCACACTTTTACAACAGCCGAAATTAATACAACGTGGTTGTATACTGGCGCGCCTGGTGGTGGTTTATATGACGCTATACTACCAGCATTAGGCGCGACAAACCAACGCGATTTTTACCGCATAATAAATGGTAGTAGCGTGATGTTGGATATTGACGGTAGCGGCATAAATATTGATACGAACGACGATAGCGGAATTGTAAATAAACTGCGGCTATACCCTGGGGAAGAGGTTATTATTGCTAATTACGGGTTGGCAAATTGGAGTGTATTAGTATTGCGGCGTGCAACGCCTGCGGGTGTTATTTCCAGTCAAATAGCCCCCGCCGCGGGTGCTTATGCATTCCCTGGCATGTACGCTTGTAATGGGTCCGTATTATCTGAAACTGATTACAGGTATCAAAGATTATTCCATGTAGTTGGACATGAATATGATACTACTTTAGTTGGTTCCGGCACATTCCGCGTGCCAACGCTGGCATTTTATATAGACGGTGGCGGCACGGGCGCGCATATATTTTGGACGATTTCGCTTTAAATAAATATACATATGAAAGCAAGTAAAATAGGATTACGCGGCATGGCTATTGCCGTGGATCGAGAAGGCATAAAGCTAAAGGCTTATTTGTGCCCCGCTGGTGTTTGGACCATTGGTATAGGTACTACGGTTTACCCTGACGGTACGCGCGTTAAAGAGGGTGACACATGTACGGAAGCCCAGGCGTATGAATGGTTACAACATGACATGGACGGCGCAGCCAAAGCCGTAGACGCGTACACAACAGACGCGATTAATCAAAACCAATTCGACGCGCTTTGTGATTTTGTGTATAACAAAGGCGTAGGTAATTACAGGGATAGTACATTACGGAAGCTGGTAAATGCCGGACCTAATGACGCGCGCATACGTGCGGCTTTTGGTAAATGGATATTTGGCGGCGACGGATCACACAACGGCATAGACGACGACGGCGACGGTCAAGTTGACGAACCAGGCGAAAAACAAAGACTTGCCGGACTTGTCCGCCGCGCACAAATGCAAGCGGATTTATATTTTGCTGTAGATTAAAATAATGCTGTCTGTTTTGGCGGTATATATCCTTTGTCCAGCAACATAAAAAAACATTCAGCGCACGCGGCGCAATCCTTTAACGCGTCGTGTGCGCCTGTAAAATTCTTTCCGGTAATAGCTTTGTAAAGCAACCCCAGGCGCGGCGGTCTGTAACCGTTTCCGTTTGGTATTTCACAAAACTTTTTTCCATATTCGCAGGTGCAAATTTTTATCGGGACTTGTTCAAATGGAATGCGGGCGCGGTAAAATTCGCATGCTGTAGTATTAAAATCAAATTCGATATTGTGCGCAATCATGTAATCGCAGCCCGCCGCAGCCCTACGCAGGCTTAATAATGCGTCCGAAATTGGCACGCCCTTACGTTCGTTTATCTCTGTAAAGTAGCCGTTAAGTTGCCAAAATTCATCTAATGGTATGGTCCAGCGGTCCGGCTTAATCAGTTGATCGTATTGCTCTATAAGCTGGCGGCTTTTATCATATACCTGGTAAGCAATGGATATAACGCGCGGATAATTACCAACGTCGCTTATTGGTGCGTTTCGTCTTGCTGGTAATCCGGTTGTTTCCGTATCGAATACTAAATACATGACGCAAAGTAAAACAAAATTTAGCGCGCTTCCAAATAATAAAGCCCGCACATGTGCGGGCTTTATGCTGAATAAGAAAGAAAAATTACTTTCCGGTTTCTTTTTTCTCTTCTTTTTTACCGTCTTTTGATCCTGGCGCAGCTACGATCATTGGCGGTGCGTCTTGCCATGTCGCAACTTGTGAGGCACTGGCTTTGATCCAGCCTGTAAAGGTTCCGGCTGTGTCGTAATTAGCAACGATAGCGTCGCCCTGGGTAATGTTTTGCACGTCGCCGTTAGCGTCTGTAAACTGGCAATTTTTGCCTGTTTCTGTGCCTACCTCTTCAAAAGTCGTATCGCTGCCTGGCGCGTGCGCGGCTGCGGTTGCCTTGAGGTCTGTAAATGCGCCCGAAAAAATCGCGGCAATGAATGAAATACAAAAACGTTTCATAAAAAAGTTGTTTTGTTAACAATAGCGCGAATATACAAATTTATTTTACAACTCAATAATAATTTAAAAAGCCCCGCATTGCGGGGCTTTTTAAATTCTGTGCGATCCATGCGTTAGGCGGTTGGTGGATTTGCGCCAAGTGGCGACCCGCTAAAGTCCAGTTGTCCGCCTGTATGCGGCTGGTAGATGGAAGCCGCTTTTATGCGCGCTACACTGGCAAATTTTAAAGCAATACGTTTCATAAAAAATGTTGTTTTAAGTACAGCAATATACAAATTAAATTATCTCGGCGTTAGTTTTACTGTCTTTATTTTTTACGGTCTTGTCCGTTATTTTACTATTAAGCGCGTCAATTTTTGCGTTACCAACATCAACATGCGTTATATCCTGCACCTCTTCGACTGTCAGCATGCCTAAAGATAATTGCGGGCAAATTTCGGACGCGAAAAAAGAGGCGGCGCGGTACAGCATCATTTTACGCGGCATAGTTTTCCATTTGCTGCGATCACGGGTTAACCAACCTTCCGCGCCCGCCATTTCCAGAGTAACGGACGATCCGCGCACTTTTTTGCCGTCAGATTTTCGGAAAGCCCAGGCATAACAAGCCGCTGGCTTATCGTCCGTGCCGCCGCTAAATTCAAATTCCAAATTATTTGAAAAAATGCCGCTATTGTTTATGCGGAATATTAGGTACTTACTGGAAAGTCCAGGTTTTCCATTTATAACGCTCACATTCTGCATAATCACAAAAGGGCTTTCGCCCAGCCTGTTAGCATATTCCATAGCTATAAGACAGTTAGCGGGCTTACCCGCAAAGTCTTTGGGTATAATATCTGATTTGCTTAAAACGGTTGCCATTTCCATAGCTATTTTAA